GCGGCTGACTTGAGACACCAGAATTAGCGGGACATTGAGTTCAACCGCTATTTCCTTCGTAGCGCGGGAGATGGCCGTAAATTTCTCATAGTCGCCCTTCACCCGTCCCGATGCGCCCATCAGTTGCATGTGATCCACGATCACCAGACCGACCCCTGCGCGTTCCTTCATCCGCTTCGATTCCTGAATGAGGAACTCAGGCGTTACCCCGGTTTTGGTTGTCACGTAGAACGGGACGCGGGAAAACTTCTCCGTAGCTTGGCGCAGGTGACGTTCCATGTCTTTGGCGTCTAGGCTTGTCGGGTGATGCTTCCGCAGCCATGCGTACCGCGTCAGATCAGCGCGGGCCTCTATGCCGGCCATTCGCTGGAAGGCGTCCCTGTGCCCCATTTCCATCGAGAACAGCAGCGGCGGCACTCGGTTTGCAATCGCCGTTCCTGCAAACTGAAGAGCTAACGACGTTTTACCCTGCCCGGTGCGTGCCCCTATTACGTACACTTCACCGGGCCTAAGCCCCTTTAATCGCGCCGTCAGGTTTGGGAATGGTGTTGGTATGCCTTCAACCTCTACCGACTTCCAGAAGCCGTCGAAGCCGCCAGCCTCGCGAACGCATTGGGCAAACGTCCGCATGTACTTGTCGTTTTCATGCGGAACTTCGCTGACGAACTCCCAGTCAGGCGTCCATTCCTGCGCGTCCCTCCACAGTTGCCGCAGGTCCGATCCGGTTTTCCCTGATGCCAAAAAATCAGATACATCGCCCTTGAGCGGCAGATCTGGCATCTCGACAACCTTCACAGATGCCGCCACTGACGCCAGCAGCCCCGCCACGGCCTCCGCGTGCTTCCTCCCTGCCTCGTCGTTGTCGGGGAAGATTGCAACGTGTTTGGCGGCGAAATATGAAACTAGTTCTGGGTTAAAATTTCCGGCCCCTCCGTTGTTGCACGTGGCCACCCATCCGGCCCTTATCAGGTTCAGGCAATCCTTCTCGCCTTCGCAAATGCCGACAACGTTAGCCGCAAGCATTTCCGGCAGCCGAAATGGCAACGGCTTAACCTTGCCAAGTCCCCATTTCCATTTCCCACCCGGCTCCGGCCTGCGTTGCAGAAACCGCTTTCGCCCGTCAGCCCCCGGAGTTTTCCTGACCACCTGATAAATCAAATTCCCATCGGCGTCGCGGTAATCGTAAGTCGCTACGATCTCCCGGTCCTGCCAGTCGTCTTTCGGTCGCCCTACGATTTCGTAAACACTAGCCTTCGCCGCGACAAAGTCGCACGCGGAAAGCTCCATCTCCAAAGAAAACACGTCAAATCCGCGACCGCATTGGCTATGGCAATATGATCTTCCGGTTTCAGGCTCCAGTGAAAAATTCAGATCCTTCCCGCCATGAACGGGGCACGGCCCCCGAACTTGCCCCTGCACTTTCCGCAGCCCCGGAACCCTTGCCCGGTAGTACGTCTCAATTTCGCCCTGCGCCAATTCAATCATCGAATGAATGCTCCTGGCACGTACTTCGGCGCTATCAGCCCCGGATGCGGACGCCCGCTAAATTGCCCCGGCCACTGCTCAACGCCCTGCGTTGCAAAAAGCCCCTGATCTGGCGCGTCTTCCCATCTCGCCCCATTGATCCAAGTTGCCGCGTGAATCGGTCGCTCCATCGCTGCGATACGTGCGGACTGCGTTTTTACCCCTGCGATCACCTTCTGACGATCTTCCGGTTTAATTTTCCGCGCTGCTATCATCGCCGCCTTTCGGTTTTTCGCTACAGGCCACGCTGGCCACAAGTCAGAGCCAAACCACTTATCGGAATCTGCCACGGCAGCAGCGTGCTTTTCGCTGGATGCCGAAGAGGTTTTATGCTTTTTCTTATCTGTATCTGTATCTGTATCTGGGCGTTCTGCTGCGTTCGGTTGCGTTCGGTTGCGTTCTTGCTGTTTTTCTTCTCTCCACTTTTTAGCCCTAAGTGCTGAGTTATCTTCACGTTGCGGCTGTCTGCGCTCCCATCCGGTAAGCCTGTCGCCGTCGATTACCCGGCCCTGCATTGCGCTGCGAATTGCGGCAATATCTTCGGCATTTGCGTCAAGTGCTGCGGCAATATCCTCATCGCTCCAATCCTGCGTTCGCCCGCGTTCGGTTGCGTTCGAGGCTGAAACCAGCATGTGAATGTAGACCGAGATGGCCATTGAAATAGGTTGCTTTGATATCCTTGAAATGGTTCTCCACTTCGGGTCGTTGGGCATATCATGCCAGAGCCTAACCCAATCCATCAGCGGCCAAACCTTTCAGCGCGTGAAGCGTATACAGCGGCCCGGTATTTGTCCGAAAACGTATCGCCCTGCCCGTAGCATGGCCCCGCGTAGAATCGCTTCTCCTGCGTTGCGCGTGGCCACATATGGATATCTAAGCTATAGTCCAGCCCGTCGTCGTAGCCGCCCGATATCCCGCGATACGCCTTGAAGTCAGGTGGCCCGACTAAAAAAAGAACATCTACTGAACCGTTAAGGCCAAAGCGTTTTGCCTTATCTTCAACCTCAAGAATCCCGTCAGATGGCTTAACCTCACAGAACCATTTGAAATCTGGGAGGTAGAAGTCTGGCAGGTAAAGTTGGCCGTTCGGCAACATCAAGCCTTCAGGTTCATACTCGAATCGAATAGGTAGCGCGTCATAAAATACTCCCCACCTCGCCTCGGTTCGGCTGCGGAAAGTGTAACCCTTGTAGCGCGTCGGAATTGCCGTGATGCGCTGCGTGGGGTCAAAAGCTTCGGACCTTCGCAGAATTTCTTCCGGGTCCATGCCGTTATCAGGTGCCGGGGCACCGTCGAAAGTTTCCATTGTTCTGCCCTTCTGCCCAAAATTAGGAGGATGGCCGGGGGTGCCTCGGGCAGAGGAAACACCCCCGTTGATATGCCAAAATCCGCGTCGGGGATCAATCCGACACTTTCATTGTACTACTTTCCGCACTCCCGCAGAGCCTGTTCAGCCGTGCGCCTGATTGGGTCCACGATGTAAGCGCGGCTTTCCGTAAAACACTTGCACTGTGCCAAAATCATCTCAAGCGCCAGCCGCATGATGGCTTCGTGCCGCTGCGTGGGGTCAAACGCTTTAGCCCGCGCCAGAACTTCTGCCGGGTCCATCGAATCATCGGGCGCGGGATGCGCCCCTGCTGGGATATTCATTGTTCACTCCGTCACTCCTAAATATCGGAAGGAAGGCCCCGGCCAGTTGGGAGTGAATCAACCGACCGGGTTTTTGCGCCAGTTTCCGTCGTGGGAGCTACCCACAGACCTATCTTACCACGTTTTCGCTACGTCGGATCTCATTCGGCGGGCCTGAACAGCGTTTCCTGCGTTGTTGCCGCCGCGTCAAGGTTTCTTGCTGCGATCGTGAAGTACTCACGCTTCAGCTCGAACAGTAGCGCCCGCCGTCCTGTTTCCAGAGCGCCCACGCCCTCCGAGCCGATGCCGCTGAACGGTGAGAACACCTCCTCATCTGGCAGGCTCCATAACTCGATTGCGCGACGAACCACACCCATTTGCAACGGGCAGATGTGGCGTTCCTCATGTTCAGTCCGGCTGGTCTTTACATTGAGCACGTCCGTCTGGTCAATGTCCCACCACACTGGCTCTGCATACCGTCGCCAAATGGCGATTGAATCCCGCTTGCCATCGAACTCAGTCCGGGCGTACGGCGACGGGTGAAAACCGTTTTTGCGAGGGTCTGACTCGCCTTCGTACCGCTCAAACCCGTGCGGCCTGGCAATCGGCACATCGGCAAGGTTGGAGTCGCCGGTCGGAGTTTTCCGCATCACAATCAGGTAATCGGCCATGCCTTGCCGGATCTGGCTGGAGTCCCGCGTTACTGACTTGTGGAGCAATCCGTTATTGTTCGTGCGCTCCCGCTCCGTCACCGGGCACTTCCAGATTGTCACGCGGGAATGAAATCCCCAGCCGTGCTCCTCAAACAGCCGCACGATATCGCCGGGAAAATCCTTCAGCCCGCTTCAGCCGTCGCGCCCTCGATACGTCGGAAGATCTTTGCAGTGGATTGCCACCAGACGCCCGCTCATGGTGGCCCGGTACAGTTCCTTTGCGATAAATCCGAACGCCTTAAAGAACTCGGCATCGTTGGCAGTGTTGCCCATGTCCCGAACCGAGTCAGAATAGATGTAGAGATTCGAGAACGGCGGGGAGAAAATAGAGAACCGAATCCGTCCATCTTCCACGTTTCGCAGGAGTTCCACCGAGTCGCCCAGATGCAACTCCCAGCCTTTACCCGTCCGAACTTCATGGTCAAAGTCAGTTTTCAGGACCGGCGACACGCCGAGTTCTTCCATTGTCTGCTCCCGCATCGCTTCGATCATTTCAGCCTTCATGATTTCGTGGTCCTTTCGCTTCCGTTCGATTGTCGCCAGTACCGGCCCTTCCGTTTCTGCGCACACGATATGCGCCGTCACTTCCTGAGTTTGCCCGTACCGCCAGCATCGGCGAATGGCTTGATAGAACTGTTCGTAGCTGTAACTGAGTCCAACGAAGATGACGTTCCGGCAGTGCTGCCAGTTCATGCCAAACCCGCACAGTACAGGCTTGCTACAAAGTCGCGGGAATGAACCGTCAGAGAATCCAGCCATCGCCGCCTCTTTGTGGCCCCTCGAATGACTGCCCCTCACTTCCGTTA